CGAGCGTCCTATCGCAATCAGCGCCTCCCTTAATATGTATCTTCAGCTTGGTGTATCTCACACCTTGATGAAGAAACTTGCTAAGGTTGGTGTTAATTTGTACGATCAGACTCGGAATAGAGAGTTAGCCTACCAAGGCTCTCGCTATTTCCAGGTCGCTGGGGTGGATAATCCAAACCAGTTTAGTACAATTGACTTGGCGTCAGCATCCGATACAATCTCCTTGGAGATAGTTAAGTTGCTTTTGCCTGCTGACTGGTATGCGTTACTCATGGACCTCCGACATGAAACGGGGGTCCTTGGCGAAGAACTTCTTAAGTACCAGAAGTTCTCAGCTATGGGAAACGGTTATACCTTTGCGTTAGAAAGCCTTATCTTCTGGGCGGTCGCGAAAGCGGCTATCCAGGTGTCCGGCCAAGAATGTACTCATCGAGATATCTCGGTGTTTGGCGACGATATTATCGTTCGCCGTCATTCTAGTCAGCTTGCCGTCGATGCTCTTATTTGGTCCGGATTTCTCATAAATTCTGAGAAGTCGTTTTTAACTGGACCATTTAAGGAATCTTGTGGCGCTGATTTCTTTAAGGGAACGAATGTTCGCCCTTTTTACCTTAAACGGAGGATCGTAACTTATGAAGACATATACTTCTGCGCTAATAGTTTTAGCCGCTTGTGTATTGCTCGCAAATTACGAAGAGGTTTGGTGCAAGGCTTCACTTCCTTGCTCCGCCATATACCATGCGCTCATATCACTCATATTCCTATGAATGATACTAGCGACTCTGGTTTATGTTCACCTCTAGACCAACTGACTCAACTAGGGATCCGTCCCTGGTTGACTCCGTCGGAAATCCGCCATTTGGTTAAATCGAAATATCTCCGCAAGGAGGATATTGAAATTCAATCATCCTATACTTGGCAGCAGACGATAAAAGCGAGGCACTATTCAGGTGCTCAGCGAATCCGTCTGATGTTAAGTTTAGATCAAGGTAGTGATGGTTCAACCTTCTTCTTATCTAAGGAGAAACTGATCCATAAGGAAGCTAGTTCGTCAGGTATCGTCACACGGCGCAATGCTGTGCAACGAGTTTGTCGCGTGGTCCCAGTCCTAAACTGGAACGGGAACTACACTAGATACCAAGTTCATTGTCATCCTTTCTATTGGAAATAGAAATTTATGGATAATATGTGCTATGATATCGTAACTATCTCGCTGTAACGGCGAAATAAACTACTAGGTTGATACCTACATAACCAATCGTTCAAAGGATGCGGAGC